TCACATAAGTTGTACGTGTTTCCGATTATTGAAACCTCAATACTACCATCTTCAATCTCGACAACTGGTAATGGTGCGGTTGCTTTTTGAGCGTGTGATTTTGAAACAGCTACCTTGTGAACGCCATAATTAGAATCATGCTTGATAGGTTTCAAACACTTTTCAGCAATGAGTTTCTTTTTGTTCGCACGTAGATAGTCGAACGTTTCAGATTGTGTCTTGAATGTCGGAATCGCTACCCTCATTTCTGTACGAGTTTATAATTCACAGAAACACGTTTAGCCTTGATAGATTCTACCAAGGCTTCTTTGTCCACGTTCGGTGACGTGATTTTATCTAGGCATTTTTCAGCGCCATCAAGGCACTTCTTTGGACAATTTTCCATTTCCAAACTGGTCGGTTTCTATCCGACAAAGTTTATTTGAAACAAATATAGACTTTTTGCGATTAATTACAAAAAATCTAAACCAAAGGCTAATAAAGCATATTTGTTAATTGTTGAATCTTTTCACAAACAGTAATATACGTTTCAGATGGAACGTTCCCTCTCAACACTGGCATCGCTTCGGGATTTAATATTTTAAGTGTTTCGCTCAATACTGAAATTGCCTCTATAATTTCCTTATTATCCATAATACTAATTCTTAGGCTCTGAAACTTTTACTGCCAATTCACGACCACCGATCGAAACACCGTTCAATCCTTTGATTGCTTTCAATGCTTCTGGTTCTTCCATTTCTACAAAGCCGTAACCTTTTGACTTCTTAGTGTCTTTGTCGTAAACTATTTTACACGAATTGACAACGCCAAAATCCTCGAATGCTTTTTTAAGTTCCGACTCTGAAACTTTGAATGAAATGTTTAATACGAAAATAGTCATATATTGAAATTAAACGGTTACGCTAAAATGAAGGTTTCGGTTGTGGTATTGTTTCGCCCCCTTCGATATGCCCAAGCCCTACCAAGTCCCTACGTTCATCAGTAGTCATTGACTCTAATACCTTAGTCGCAACTATTGGAGAAAGCACATTTACTTTGTCAGACGTTGATATTGATTGAGTTTCTTTGTTGATAATTACCTGATTTGCTTCCTCTTCATCAAACGACCACTCATTAACTAATATTGTGACCGCAATTTCTCTACTGATGTTTCCTGAATTTACCTGAGTATTCAGGTTGATAATTGCATCCGTGTTAGTCTTAGCTTTTTCGGCTCTTACTTTTTGGTCTTCTTGTAAGCATTCTACCCTTGAAGTTGAAATGAAAGTCTCAAAACCTAAAGCATCTACCATGTCCAATCCATCTAGCAATATTGTGGCAAGTGGAATTACACAATCGGTATATGATGCTTTTATGGCTTCGTAGTACGTTGCATATTTATTTGCATCCGAATCGCCAGCCAAAACAGGAGGATAGCATAACGCTACACACAAGTCACGAGCCTTTACTTTGTACCCATCCCAAAGCGCAAGTTCTTTTATTGTTCTACCCAGTTGGTGTACTTGCACATTGGCAGTTGAAGTGACTATCTTTCCGTAATTTCTCGCACCTCTTACACGGTCGTTCATTACTGAATCAAAGTCCCCTTTTTCATCAGGTAATAATGGCTCATTAGTGTTATTGGAAATCAATATATCACCGCCTTTGTTTTTCAACAAAGAAGTATCAGCCGTGTACATTTCTTGAAGTGCTTCTATCGGCATGATTGCAGCCTGAAAAGGACTAAGCCCGAAATTAGTTAATCCGTTTGCGTGACATGGGTTGTCTAAAAATCTTCTGAATATTAAATCTTCCTCTGGTATGTCGTAGTAAATTCCTTTTTCAAGGTATCTGTATTTGAAACCTCTGAAATATGTTTCCTGTAAATTAGCGGTGTCAATAACTTTTAGGCTTTTACCAAACCCAACAATTTCTCTATTCCAGTAAACGCGCGTGCCAGTTGTAATCAAATTGAAAAAAGCCCTACGCATATCAAGGTCAAATGTTTTCGACTTGTACGGCTTTCCTTTCCAGTAAGGAATATAATCTAGGTTCTTTTGCTTGTTAAGGATTTGGGTAATAATTCCAAATCCAACAGGGTTCATTGAATAGCCTTTTTCAATCAGGTAGTTTAAAGGCTTTCGATTGTACGAGTGCGACCCCATTATGAACTGGAAAGCGTTTTGGCTTATCTGGCTTTCCATCATATTCTGAATGAACAATTGTTGCTCGTTCAATTGTGATGAACCAAAAAGCATTGATTTGATAGTTGGGACTAATCCCGTTTTGACCTCAAATACCTTATCCTTTCGCAGTTGTAGATTCACGGTGTTTTTTGCAAAGATATTAGTTTTTATCTAAGATACATAATCGGGTACTTTTTGACAATATTATTAAATTAATCCTAAAATGCTTTTGTCCAGATGGTGGCAATTCTTGACTAAGTACAATTTTAATAAGACATTCCCAACTTAAAGTAGGCACGCATCATAAAACAATCCATCAAATCAGGGCTTTGTCCGCCAATCAAAGGCTTCATCTCATCCTTGCGAATAGTCGAAAGCTTGTTATCCATGTCGGGCTTTGCCTTACGTATCGCCTTACGCTCGTAAAAGAACCTTTCTCGCACCGTCATCTTCTCATCATAGCGTTTATTCGCCACCTCGTCACTAATACTTATTTGACCTTCATTGACCATTTGAGCAGACGTATAGTAGCATTGAGACTTTAGATTTACGTAGGCACGTTTACCACCGCCTAATGGGGCTTTGTTGTTGTGGAAGGGAATCCCGTTCGGGATAAACCCACCTAAATAAGACCCAACACCATCATTGTCATAAGCTATTCGTGAATTAGACACTTGATGTTTATCAGACATGCGCTTCATTGAGTCAAGTACCTGTTTACCGTCCGTCTTGTCAATTATCTCAATGTCAACTATTTCCAATCCATCCCAAACCATAACGATGTACTTGTCCGCTCCTTGCATGGCAATGTCAGCAGTGATATACTTAGTCCCTGTTTTGCAAGATTTCAGGCTTCCAAACATGTTTTTGAACTCTGCAAAATCGTATAGTTCGTTTTCGTTGATTACCTTTTTCCAGTTGCCATAAAGTAATTGGTTTTGCGTGTCCTTGTCCAGCGCAAGCAACGAAGCTAGGTATTGAGGGTTTGTAGCCATCAATACCTTATTCTCGTAGATAGACCCTGTTAGGAACGTGAACGATTTAATCAAGTCAGAGGCTTGCGTTTGTCCTTGGCTTGCGGTTAAAATACTATCTATTACCTGTTTATTCGCCTGATATACTTCTTCGTAACTGTTCCCCTAAATTACATTATCTTCATTTACCATAAAATACCGAAGTTTACCTATTCTTTCAGGTATTGGAAATCCGCTATCTTGGTCGATGTACCACTCGATAAAATCAGCCACCCAACTGTCTGGATCGGGGTTACATGTCGCACGGATATACGGCTTTATTCCGCACGTAGAGCGGTTTCTTGACATTAAGTAAAAGAACTGGCTCTTAGTGAAATGGGTTAATTCGTCAAATGCTATGTAGCATATTTCAGTCCCCTGCCAATTTAACTTGTCGTCTTCGTATTGCAAGTGGCGGAATACCACCCTATTTTCATTAGGGAAACGCCAATCTAAATTTGCTCTAGTTGCGCCCACGTTGGGAAATATCTTCTTTGAGGCATCAAGTAACCCCATCGGGTTAGTTATTTGTGGTGTTTCCCTACGAAAAAATACTGCATTGAAATGTTTGACGGTTGTTACGTGGCGTAATGTTTCCATTAATAAAGTCCACGTCTTTCCAACCCCAGCCCCACTACCACCGAAAACTATATCGGCTGGTGAAGATAAAAATTTAGTCTGAAATCCTGATTGCGGAGCGATAGGCTGCATTAATCCCTTTCATTGTCTGGTATCTGGTATACTTGTACTTGGTTTATCTTTTCGCCATCCGTGGTCATGTCGGTATGTGTCATACTTAGATTCTTGCGTTCCTCATTCGAGCAAATCAGCTTATACAAAGACAATTGCAGGGCTGGGGCATCCGAATCATTCCACTTCTTTCTAAGACCTATTTTTATCGAAGTTCTATTCGTATCAATTAATTCTTTTAGTTCGTTAAGTTCGTTAGAATCAGGTGGGAAAAACTCATAGAACGTAGGCTTTGAACATGGAAGCATAGCCACAATATCCTCAACAAAAAACAGCTTGTGCTTTACTGTTAATTCCTTTGCCTGATCAAATATCTTGGTCTTGTCGTATGCCATTATTTTTGTATTTTATCTAACCACTGTGTTTTTATTTGATTTGCTATCTGTGCGGTCATAACTGGTGGTACTGAAAGACCAATACAACTTAACGGATTCTGGTCTAAAAAGTCATAATCCAGAGGATACGATTGTAATACACAAGCCTCATATTTATTTAATTTACGAGGTTGTAACGGATGACAAACAGAAGCAGCACCGTTGTTACTAGCTCCTTCTGTTAATGTATTACAAGGTGCGTTTAAAAACGGTCTAACCAAAGAAAATCTTTTTGGATCGTGGTCGCCACGGTCGGCGCCGCCGTTGCCGCCGCGCCTTCGACGATCAGCAAGATCAGCGACACGATAAGCCCCT